TATTATACACCAGTTTTACAGAAATGTAAAGGAAAAAATGCATAAAATGCAAATTAATTTCTCCTCATTGTTGAGTACTCTTTAGGATCTGCATCTTTAGTTACAGGTACCATGTTAGATTTATGCATGGTGGCAATACCTGTAATAAACGTACCTGTGTACGCATTTGTTTTAGACTTACCAACAACTTTACCAGTGTAGTTGCTTGTTGGTAGAGAACGTGAATGCTCTTTATAATTAGGAGCACTAATGCCTGAATCTTTATTTTTGTTTTTAAGCTGAGATGGGTGTACACCTCTAGCCATAAGCCACTTATCGTGTTCAGCTTGAGCTTTTTGCCAGCCTGCTTTACGAAAAGGCTTTTTCTTTTTAGTACTATTATTGTTGTAGTAAATTGGTAATAGATGCATTGTCATTTTTTACAGCTCCAAATAATTTATTTAAATCGACATAACCATAGTTGATTGCAAATAGTATTGCAACTATTATCATAATAATAACTGCATTACGAAAGAACCAACCGACTATGGAAAAGAATACTCCTACAATCAATGCTCCAGCTACTGCGAAGAAGAGGAGTTGAAAATATAGCGGTAGCATTGATTGTATCTCAGAAGGACTAGGCATAAAGCTCTAGCTCCTTTTGTGCCTCCTCAGATGTAGCGAAGTACTCGCTATACCGGTTGTATGGCTGGATAAATCCTTCGGACTTATCTATCTTGCCAACATACCAGCCGGCGGCTGAGGCCATAACGATAGCTTCTGATACGCCATCGTTATCGAATTGGATGTCTTTGATTTCTTTTGTAAATTGCATTTTAGTTTCTCCGCTTTTTTCATTTTAATAGATATATTATACCATAGTTTTTAGCAGATGTAAAGGAAAAAATGCATTTAATTTAAAAAAAGTGATTAACATATTAACTATGTTTTATCTCTTTGTATTTGATCTGGTCCAGAGTTTGACGATAACTCTGGACTTTTATTTTGCAAAGCATCTAGCTGAGCTCTAAGTTCTTTTATACGATTATATAAAGTATACTTTTCTTTAGTCTCTTCGGCTAGTTGCTTTTTAAGTAGATCTATATTAGTGAACGGTTTCGTCATCTTCCATCTCCAGTTCGAATACAAACTCTATACCGTTATCATTATGAGATTGATGAACACATTCTCCTAAAGTATAGTTATCATCATCGACGGTAAAGACTATTTCTTTTTCTTCGTTAAATTTTTTTAATTTTTCTTTTTTGAAATTTATAACATTTGATTTTTTAGGCATTAGTTTCTCCTGTATTTAGTTACAATGCTCCTGCACCAATTGCTGGTTCAGATGTGTTCTAAATACTTTTTTACTTTATAGATCTATTATACTATAGTTTTACATAAAAGTAAAGGAAAAAGTGATTAACCTGTTAAATGCTTAGCGTGTATTTTACAACCTATAAAGTTGTTGTAGTAATCTTCACGTAATAGCACATCATTATCAAATTGTAACTTAGCTTCATGATATGACATATCACCTTTGGTTTTACAAAGTCTTAAAATCTTTCGGTTGAAGCTTTCTGTTCCTCGTGATTCCACAAGTCTCCGTACTTCATCGGATGATCCGTAGTATGTTTTCCAGTCAGATTCTGTACGTGTTCGTACACGCCTCTTACGTGTTTTAGTGATGGGGAGAGTTTTAGGTTTCCAGAAATTCTTCTTTCCAATATATTTTTTACCGGTGTCGAATTCTGTAATTTCGTATACAAAGCCCTGGTACTCCTCTGGTGTAGTTTCAAATACTTTATTATTATAGTGCCACATAATGTTATTTATTCAGCTGATTCAACTTCTTCTGATTCTGCTCTTCTTCCACACACTGAACAGAAAGTAGGTTCTTTATAAGATGCTACATAAGTTGTTTCATCACATTCTTCACACTCTATTTTGTAATCCTTCAATGATCTCTCTCTTTCTTTTATCAGATGCTTTGAACCACTCAGCTATTTCATGAGTAGTTCTTCCACATCCAATACATAGTTCATTTTCAACTTTACATATTTTTACGCAAGGTGAAACTATCTTAGAAGTCGATTTCACATTCACCACCTGCACACGCAGCGGCCGCGAGGGTATCAACATCTGTATACTTCTTTTCTGTTATATCATCTCTCCAATCAATCTGTTTCAAGTTTGATTGTATCTTTTTCCATTTGTGTAATAGATATGCATCTTTTAAACAACCTTCAGAGATTTTCTTATCTCCATCACAATAATTATTTGCAAAGTTTTCAAATCTACGTACCCAGTCTTTTCTAGAAGAATTTTCTGAAGACTCTACTGACAGATCTAAACCAAAACCTTGTGCAGTTGCGCATGCATCCCATAGATTAGGATATACTTTAAGAGCATCAACTACTAATCCAGAAGCAAATATAGATGCATCACCGTATTTCTTAACCATAGTCTTAGAATCAATAACACCAGTGTTAGGAGCTTGATTGTAATCTTTATCACCGGTCATTGCTAAGAATGAAATACCTGCGAATGCATCACGATTTTCATAAACATATTTTTCTACATTATCCCAATCATCTACAATGATTGTATTTGATACGTTATGTCTTATACCTTTGTCTGCACAAAGTTCTTCATTAGTTCCAGTTTCAACCCAGTGCTTTTGAGCTTTCTTAACAAGTTCAAGATGTTTAATACCTAATAAATCATCTTTATACATAGAACCTTTCTTAGGCAGTATTGGAAATGAAACAACAACATCAGTTCCTGTTGATGACCATACTGACTCTTCAACCATATAAGGGTTTGTCTTCATTATAGCTTGAGTAATTTCTGATTCTTTATTCATTTGTACATTTCTTATGTACATATTAGAATGTTCAGCGTGGATACCAGATGCGGTTTGTAATAATACAGATGCATTACCACTTGGTTTTACACAAGTAGTTCTTGCTGCAGCATTGATACCTATTATCTGTGCAACTTCTTTGTTAACTTCTTTAACAATCTTTGCACCTTTTTCAAGTATCTTTTCATTGAAAAGAATATCAGGATTGTTCATCCATCCAGTGATTGATACACCAAGTAAAGCTTCTCTATCGAAAATCTTTTTTGATGTGTCTGATAAGAATTTAAAGTCTGTGTACCCAGCTTGTAGGGTACCGAGGATAGACGCTGCTCGACATGCCTTATAAAAGTCCTCCTCGGTATTGCATTTCCCTCCGTTGATTTCAGTTAGGTTACAACCTTGCCAACCTGACTTTTTATTAATCTGCGGATACATACCAATTTCCACACATGGATTAGTAGTATGTTCTGTAGACTCAACGAAAACGAATCCTGGTTCACCGAACTGCTTGACTGATTCCATGATCTTGCCAAACTCTTCTGGTGTAGTCTTATCTCTTACAATAACTGCAGAGTTATTAGACCTTCCTCTTTGAGGATTATCCATAAACCAATTACCAGTTTTAGCATTCATCATTTCTTCATCATCTGGAGAGAAAAGACAAATTGTTGCTGACCTACGTACGCCACCTGACAATACAGCATCAGCTGCATGCATTGTAATATCATATGCGTTTATAGGTTTTAACGGTGTTGGTTCTTTGGAATCTAATACAATACCTTGAAGTAAATGTTCTATTTTATCAAGTGATTTACGTAAACCTTCTGGTCCTGGTGCTTTAAAGCCGCCAGATATTTTAGCACCTTTAGGTCTTATTTGCGATAAATCAAAGAAAACTCTTCTTCCTTCGTAGTCTGGATATTTACCTCCACCAACGAAAAAAGATGACATTAATATGTCTAAAGCTGAAGCCCAACCTTCAATCGAGTCTTCAACTATATAACCTTTCGCTTGTTTAGTTCTATTTTGAATTTTTGGTAATTTTTTGATATGATGTTTTTGTACAGAGAAACCTGCACCAGCACCACATAACAAGATATAAAATACCTCGCCAAAAAACTCCGGCCTATTAATATATGAAGATGTACAGTTGTACATTCTCATTTGATGTTTCATTAATTGATCACCACCAAACTGTAGAGCTCTTTGAGCACCAAGAACACGCTGTTCTTTGTATGCTGTACGTGCTTCTTCTACAAATGGTTGTAGTCTATTATTATTAGTAATATAGTTTTGTTCGTGCATATCGATTACACGATCTACTGCCTCGTCCCAAGTTTCATACCTACCTTCACCATCTTTATATCGTGAGTAGCCTTCGTAAAACTTAGTCTGAGACAAAAAATTCCTTGTGTCAACAAATTGTTGCATCGCTTTTACCTCTTATCTTTTTTGATTATTTGTATCTATTATATATTAAAAAACAACTTTTGTAAAGGACTATTTTACATATTTAATTAAAATATTTTTCTATCATTTCAATTCTATCATATGCTGCAGCCATCTTATCGAGTTCTGCCATAACGGCTTCAGTTACATCGCTATGTTCGCCTATACCTGCAGGCATAGTTCTATACACTTCAATGTTTGCTTTATGTACTTCAAGTTCACCTTCAGCTTGTTTTCTAGCTGCTAATATTATTTGATCGCCTACTTTCATAATTATCTCCTATATAATTTTTGCGTTCACTTTTCTGTGTTTATTCCAAGCAACAAACCCACCTATTCTTAATGCCCAATAGGCTAATTTATTTAATAGATGAAATCCGTTTTGCTCAATGTTTATATCACGAAATATTAAATCTGCTTTCTTCTGAGTAATATTTCCTATAGTTTCCTTTTTATTTTTTTT